GCCGCCCGCGGATCCCATGGCTAACGGAAGCGACGACTCCAGCCGCTTCCGTTAACGTTTCATTAAGCCTATTTTTCAATGGTTTATTAACGCGGCAGCCGGCGCAACCTCACGCGCCATGGCGCTATGGACTCCGCATGCCAGGAGGTTTATTTCTCCGCAAGAACAAATGGAGAACACCACGATGCGCGACAAACCCAATTTTCAGGGCGACTGGTTCGTCCATGCCGTCGATATCCAAGGTCCGCACGACCGGCTGCCGCAGAAGGTCGGCGGCATGGATAACGCCGGCGCTGCCCAGGCCGCCTTCCTATACCTGGTGAGCTCCGAGCCGCCCGATCGCGTGATCACGTTGCGCGACGGCGCCCGCGTCATGGACCGACAGAACGGCCAGGCCGTGTGGGAACCCCTCATTGAGCGCTGGGTCGTAGCCAAGGCGGCCGAGAGCGAGCCGAGCACTGCCTCCCGCAACCCAAGCGCTGACGTGCGATAACAGATCATCGACAGAGAGAAAGCAGAAAGAGCAGACAACGTGAGATCGCCATGTGAACGATGAGGGTAGCTACCTCGACCGCAAATAGCTCGGCAAGGATAAGGCCGTCATCCGCATACGGTAGGCAGACCGCTAAATAGGAGATGAGCTAGAGGCTCTACCTCCCGGCTGCTGATCCCGATAGTCGCCCACTCGTTGAGAGATCCGGGGTGAAACCAATCCATCTGTATGCCTTGCGCAAACCAACGGCCCCGGCGCGCGCATTGTCACAGAGAGCCATCGCTTGATTGCTCACGATCCTCTCCTAGACCCGTATCCCGCAGCCACGAGCGCTGTGATGACGGTGCGGAGAGAGATCAATGAACAATCGAAGGAGATCGAGTTGACCGAAGGTCTTTTCACGCCGCGTAAGAGCTTTGATTCCAACGAGCGCTACGAAATGAAGCTCTCGACCGAGGATATGGCCCATGTGCGCAGAGGCAGATGGAAGGCTGATGTCACCGACCAAAACACCGGCAAGCGCTACGCCGTCCGCGGTGCCGCCTGCAGCGCGCCGCGTTGCTTCTGCGACGCGGTTGTGGTCAAGGAGCTCGTCTGCAATTAAGATGCCGAGATTCGGGAGTGGAAGCAGAAAGTGCCGGAGCCAGCCCGGCGCGCTGATGAAGATGGGCTACATCGGCATTGGCGAGTGCCTCGCTCTCGAAACGGAGGATTGCTATGTGGTGGATACCATTTAGCGTCACGTTCACGATAAGGAAAACCCGCACGAGCTGGCAAGCAAGCGTGCGGGTCCAATTCCTAGCGTAGCGTAAAGAGTTGGCAGGAGGTTCGCGCTTCCTGCCAACACTCCTGCAATATAGCCCGGCCAGCCATGGGCTTCAAGTGCCTCTCGCTGCCTGCCGCAATCCGCGTTGCGACGTGCGAAAACAGATCATCGAAACGCAAGCGAGAGAGCGACACGATGATAACGCAGCCAGCTATCTATATCGAGCACAACGCGGAATATTACGACAGCACCTATTTCAAGGTCGAAATTCAGGTGCCGGCGCAGGTCGCCGAGGTCATAAGCATGGCGTGCGTCGGCGAAGGTATGTTTGCCGGTCTCAGCTGCATCGACGGCGAACTGATCAGCGTGTCCATGTTCGAGTTCGACGGCAACGACGAGGAGCTGCTCTGGGCGGACTTCGACTTCGGCAACGCAAAGGCTCATATCGAGCGCCTGGACGACGGTTCATACCTGCTCCACCTCATCTGCCAGAAATACGGCGAGACCGAGGACGATTATCTCGACTATCTGGACTTCGGCTGGCGTATGCACAAGACGCTGCCGGATCTCTTCTGGATCGAGCCGGCGAACCTCATTCGCAAGCTCATCAAAGCGGCAACAAAGCACTAAGGAGATCGCCATGATCGTCAGAATGTTCTGGTGTAGCACCGACTCCGACGAGCGCGAGCTCGAAGGTGATTTCGAGCTCAAGGACGTCCTCATCAACAACCTGGACGGCGCCGATCCCTTGGAGCTCGGCCAATTCATCACCGACCTCGAGGAGCACGGCAAAGCAACGATGCTCGGTGGCACCGGTGTCTACGCTGAGTTCGAACGTATCGCGGTATAAACACAAGATAGGCGTGTAACAGCGCCTTTCTGGCCGGCCGATCCCATGGTAAGCCGTCGGTAAATCAATATTTACTTACCTCGCCGCAGGACTTATACTGGTGCCTTAATTCATTGGGGGATCGGTATTATGGCTCAACGTTTCACTTCTACGGCTGCCCAAGGCGCAAGCGCTGTTTGGTCGCCAACCGGCGAATCTATTCTACAGCTCGACGCCGCGGATTCTAACGCCCAGGTTGAAATACTTGCGCGCGTCAGTAACACCACGGCTTGGCACCGGGTTGGTCTGCTGGTCAACAACCGCGAAAACTTCGTCCGCCTGCCGAAATTTCCCTACCTGCAGGCCGTCTCCCTCCGCAACACGGAGGGGAAGACCATTGTCGTCACTGACGATCAATGAGGCTCGCCCTTCCCCTCAATCTGCCTCTGCGTGAGCGCCCGCGGCTGAGCAATCGCCTGCGCGCGTCTGCGCCTCCAATTCTTGTCGTCGAGCCTGACCCTGAGACCGGCCCCGCCGCTGTTCTGCGCCTGGGCGACGGTTCGATCTACGCGCTTACCGGCGACACGGCCGGTAAGGATCTCGGTATCCACTACGCCAGCGACCAAAAGTTTGGCGACCTTCCCCTCCGCACTGAAGCAAGGAGCGACGACCTGCTCCTCGTTCGAACGAGCGCCGGCGCTCGCAAGATCACCCTGGGCGACCTCATCAACATTTTGGAGACGTAAAATGGCTGATCGCCTGACCATCGACCAACTTCCTGACGCACCTGGCGAGGCAATCGCCATCGGCAGCATGATCATCGCGGATCCGAACGGCGTGGAGTATCGAGCCTCGATTTCCGCCCTCGGCGGTGTGCATGTGTTCTTCCTCGACGAGGACGACCGCACGCCGTTCGTTCGCTTCCGTCTGATCAGCCCCGGCCGCACGGTCGAGAGCGTTCCGGCGACGCTGACGGTGACGGCAGCCAATGGAACCGTCGTGACCAGGTCGACGACGACCGACGCGCTCGGCAACGGCGAGTTTAATTTCACCGGCATCCTAGCACGCGGCCAGACCTATACGATTGAGGTTCGCATTGCGGTCTATCTGACCGCGACGACGCAAAAGACGATCAGCGCCCTGTCGGTGCCGATCGACGCTGTCACGGCTACCTCGACGGCCAAGGTCGGTGATGCCATCACCCTTACCCCGCCGAACTTCGACGGCAGCCCGACAGGCTACCGCTACCGCTGTCTGCGCGGCACGGCCTATGTCATTCCCGGCGCCGAGGGGCTCTCCTACACGCTGCAGCCGGACGATGACGGCGACATGATCACGATGCAGGTCCAGGCAACCAACGCGGGCGGTGATAGCCCGTGGTATAACGCAAACAGCATCGGCCCGGTCTCCAACAAGACGTCCGTGTTGCTCTCCAGCCCTGTGATTGCCGGCAGCACCGCGCCTGGTGGTCGCATGACCGTCACCTCGCCGGGCGCTGCAAGCGAAAATGCCATCATCAAGACCGATGAGTGGCAGATCGACCAGACGAAGATCCCGGCGCTGAAGGCCCCACTGACGCGCTATCTGGGCGGCGCGACCGCTGTCGCTGCGCCGACGACCTACCCTGATGGCAACAACCACCATGGCGTCGGGCTTTCGACGGCCGCATACGGTGGCACCAACACCTATAGCTTCTCTGTCGCCGCAAGCGCGACCGAGAACGACTATCTCGGTATCGCAATCAATGCGGCCGGTGGTAACGAGGGCGCGCAGGTCTACGACCTGTTCATGCGCCACCTCAACACCAACTCGTCGATCCGCATCAGGATGTATGCGGCCAAATATCGCGGTGGGGTTCTGGTCGAGGAAGTGCAGATGCCGAAGGTCGGCGTCACGGCCGGCACGGAACTTGCCGAGCTCGGCATTACGATCAACGCCACCTCGCACTGGACGCTCACGCATGACTTCGGCGAGTGGCTCGATGGCGATTGGCTGGTCTTCCGGCAGTCGGCACGCAATATCTCGGGCTCTGGGGCCAACAGCTACCAGTGGGATGCTCGCGGTGGCCTCTCCTACGCCACCCTGCCGATCGGCAACGTGCAGGATCTCCAGAAGACGCTGTCGGTGTTCACGACCCGCGCCGACATGGCGACCAAAAAGGTTCGGCTCGCCCGCACCTTCTCCAACCGCAACAACGACGTCGTCGCCTATTCGAACGAGATCACGCTTGCGGCAGCAGCTGCCCAGTCGGTCGCACCGGCCAATACCACGGCGCCGACCATCGTCGCGTCTTCCGATCGCTCCAACACCACCTGGCAGATCGATCTCGGCGCCTGGGCCAACCAGCCGACCGGCTACACGGTTCAGTGGACCGACAACGGTGTGGATATCGCCGGCGCCACGCTGATGAGCTACAAGCCGACCTCGGCTCAGGAAGGCCATACGATCGCCTGCCGCGTCACTGCGACCAACGCCATCAACTCGACTTCGATCACGACGAGCGGCAAGGTCGTGCTGCCTGCAGCAGCCTTCTGGAACCCCGCCACCGGCAACGACGGCAATGACGGCCTGACCGCTGAGTTCGCCAAGCAGACACTGGTCGGCACCGACACCATTCCGTCGGGCGCCACGGCGGTTCTGAGCGGCGTGTTCGGCACCCGGCTGAAGGTCGGCAGCAACCGCAACTACGAGGGCCTCGGCGCTGACCTGACCGCGATCGGTTCGACCAGCGTCAGCTACGCCATCGACCACTACACCGACGATGGTTCGCTCGGCCGCAGCAACGTCAAGATCTCCAAGATGCGCATCACCTCGGGTGACCGCGCCATCATGGCTCGTCAAGGCGCCAACTGGGTCATTGAGGACGTTGTGATCGACCAGGCCGGCTTCAACCCCGTCGGGTCGGCCGAAAACGCGTCCGGCATCTATTTCTACAGGAACAACGGCATCACGCTGCGGCGCGTGTCGCTGCTCCAGGTCATGTCCGACGGGTTCTATTCCGACACCAATGACAAGATCACGGTCGAGGACTGCCTTTTCCGTCCGGTCATGACGGCTGAAGGCGACACCATTCAGACCCGTGCCGACCGCAATGCCAGTGACGGCTCGCCTGGGCCGCACCAGAAGGGCTACCTCATGCGAGGCACCTTCCTGGACATGCACTCGATCAAGACCTCGTCCGGCAAGGGCTGCCTCGTCACCAACATGCACGACTACATCCTGATCCACGATAACATCCTGGATGGGAATAACTTCGTCCATGGCACCGACGAGGGCGACAACCAGGTCTTCTGCCGCAACGTCAGCCGCTATGCGCGCAAGAACAGCTATTCCTTCGGCTACGGCATCGGTGGCTACGACAACCAGCCGGGATCGCACAACCATCAGCTCTACGACAATTCCTGGTATGACTTTAACCGGGCGCTGTCGTTCACCGGTATCTCGGTGACGGGCTACACCGGCACCAAGTCCGGTCGCGTCGATATCGTGGCGCATGACGAGACGGTCATCAAGTGCGCCAACGGCGTTCGTGTCGACCGGCCGACATCTGGCCGCTTCCGTGGCTTCGTCTTCCACAACGTCACCAAGCCGCTCGATCGGACACTGACGACGCTGCCGGCCGGTGGTGAGATCCAGGCGTTCATCTGGGACAGCCACTTCACCTATAACGGCAGCATCGCTGAGCCGCCCAAGGTCGTTGCACGCGCGCAGATCACCGGCAGCCGTGTGTCTGGCGCGGTTCTGTCCGGCCCCGACAGCGGCTTCGACGCTTCGGCGGTGCTTGCGGCCTTCCCGACCGCGGTCATCACCCGCTCCTACCAGTGGCGCCGGCACAAGCCCGCGGTTCAGTGGGCCAACTGGACGGGTGTGCATCTGGGCTGGCTCTGCGAATGGATCGACGGCGCGACCGCGTCGAGCTACACGATCACCGACGCCGATCAGGGCTGCCTGGTCAGCCGCGTCGATCGCATCCACCTGACCTTCACCGAGGCGGGCGTCACGAAGACGGTGACGGCACTGGCTTACGATGCAAGCTATGCCACCTCGAGCGAGGTGCTGCGGACGGGTGCGCTTGCAACGCCCCTGCCGGCCCTGCCGACCGCGGTGAACCTGTCGCTGGCCGTCGCCGAGGCCGGCGTCGTCGTCAACTTCCCGGATCAGATTACTGGCGAGACCCGGTCGCTGCTGAACACCTCCCGCGCTTACGATCCCTACACCGGCACGACCGTGGCGATGGACAGCAACGGCGATCTGATCCGCGGAGCAGGTGCGCTCACCGTCAACCAGACCTTCAGCATCAAGGTGCGTCAGAAACGAGGCTTCGATATCGTCGACACCGTGATGACGGTGACGGTCACCGCCTAACCAAACAGTGGCGCCTTCGGGCGCCATTTCTTTTTCTTGCACGCCCATGGCTCGGGCTCTATTTGATCTCGGAATCAATCAGAGGTCATCATGAAGCACACCATCGCAGCCACTCTCCTCGCCCTTATCACCACCTCGGCCGCCCAGGCGACGGAGATCGAGGTTACAGATCAGACGCCGGCCCGAGCAATCGTCATCAGAAAGGGCGAGAACGGCAGCCCTGCGCGGATCGTCGTCACAGCGCAGGTCTTCACCATGGCGCAATGCAAGGAGGGCCTGGAGGGCAACGTCGAGGATATGAAGGATACGGCCAAGGTCATGCTGTGCGTGCCGGCCGACATGTCCGAGCCCGGCCGGGTTGTCGGCGACCTGCCGCTGATCGACCTGCAATAGCCAGATTCTCATCCTACGCTCGCGCTGCTATGACAGAACATCGACAACAGCGAGAGAACACAATGATCGGCTCCCTGGAACTCTACGCCTTCCTTGCCGTCGGCACGGTCTGCTTCATCGTCGGCGTTCACTACGAGCGCTACCAGGTGCGAAAGGAGAACAGGCAATGACCGAGTTAGCCAAGATCCAATACCATGAACTGCTCGCCGAGGCTCAGACCGACATCGAAGAGACCGGTTGGTTTGGCGCGGCAGCCGTCGGCATGACCAAGCGGATCAGCGATATGGTGGACGCCGGCCAACGCATTCACCTGGTCATCGACAAGAACCAGGTTCCACCATCCAGCTCCAGTGCCTTGACGTTGCCGGCACCGCGCAGCGTCATCGCTCTCAGCACCGTGGTCGAGATCATCGAGCTGAACGGCCGCGCCTGGCTCTTCAAGAACAAGGCAGCACCCGAGGTGGTCTTCATCAAGTTCGACAACGGCGTGATCTTCAACGGCCCGATCGTCGAGGTGCGGACCGCGGTCGCAGCCTACGTGCAGCACAAGATCGCCGAGGACAGCGGCACGATGATCGTTGACGCCTCACCGGAGCTCGGCACCTTCCTGCGTGAGCTGATGCATAAGCACCCGCCCAAGATCACCCTCACCCTCACCCTCACCCACACCTTTCCCTGGAGCTGGCAATGACCCTCGAGACCGTCCACAAGGAGCTGCGCGAGCTATCGCAGCAATACGGCGAGATCCGCTTCCTGCCGACCAGGCGCGACAGCTTCATTCACTGGGTCGATCGCGCCGATCTCGCGCGCAGCCTGGCTAGAGAGCACCAGGCACCGGTGCTCACCTGCACGCAGGTCAAACGCCGCGCCAACATCAACGCCTTGCCGCTCATAGGCACCATCTTCGACCAGCCTAAGCCCAGCAGACACCGTTCCAAGCGTCTCTGGAAGAAACTACGCCGCAAGACCGCACGCGCGCTCTACGGCCAGCCTATGACGCTGAGCTTCAATCCGGAGCGGCTCAAGGCTCTGATCGAGGACTGAACACAACCACCTCGACAAGATTCCACCTATGCGGTAGGTCTAATGTCCTCATGAACGGAAGAGGAACAGGCCATGATCACCGCACCCAGACAGCTCGCACCCTACGCCGATCGCGACCTTGACTGCCAGGCCGCCCTCGAAACCACCTTCGACCAGGTGCTGCTCTTAGCTGAGCAATACGGCTGGAGCCGCACAGAGGCCGCCCAGGCACTCCAGGAGCTCGCCTTCAACCGGCTGGCCCAAGAGGAAGAGAACCGCCTGGTCACGCTCACCATAGACCAGCTGAGCCACAGCAGACATTGACAGCCATGGTCCTGATGTTGACAGGCAAGCCTCTCTGTCAACACAGCCACCCCCAAACACCTATTTCAGACCCTGCCTATGTTGACAGGATTTAACCTCATTTTGTCTAATGACCATCTAAACAAGGCTTTGATGTTGACGTAAGTTAACGCTACGTTGACAGCCAACCCCGATTTCAGCGTTTTTCCCAAACTGTCAACATACCCACGCAGATAACCACTCATCTGCAAAAGCTCATAGAAGCGCATAGAATCGAACCTTCAATCTCTGAGCAGCGAGACAGCAGACAATCACTGGAAACGCATCACAGCGAAACGTCGTCAACAACAGAGCACACACCAGCGCAGCAGAGTAGAACGCAGGCAACGCAACGCTTAAAAGACGATCGCACCACTGAACACACCACCGGCCTAGAGAGCAGCATCACCCACCACAGACCTATAGAACGACCATGGTGCGCATCACACAGTAAGAGAGCCACTGAGCAGCTATAGGTGTAGGTGAGAGCAAGCGCATGCGTGTGTGGAGATAGATAAGCGTATAGGAAATTCTAAGTGACTGGATGGTTGGCCGGCGCCGCGCCTCACTCCTCTCCATCAACCGCTTCACCAGACCACCCGTCGCCGCGACACGCCTTTTGCATCCCGATCGCGTGCGTCTATCTTCACAAGCGCGCAAATGAATTGCGTAGCAGACAGTTGTCCAGCTGCCTGTTGATTACATGCAGCGTGGTCGCATCACGGACAGCGGCCTTCCTCGAGGCGGGTTTTCGGACCTGCCTCTCTTTTTTGGCTTTTCGGAATTTCCAGGAACCACGAGCGCCGGAGCCATGGGCTGCGGAAACTCACCGTCGACCCACTCAACACCGGACCATGGCTGACCCACCGGCTGACCATGGTAGACCTCGGCACGCCACGGATCACCGCGGAACGTCCATGGCGGGCGGCTCCCGGCTAGAAAGGAGCAATCCTTCATTCCGGAGAGTGAGCAATCCGGTCCGTCTCCCTTCATAGTAATTAATACCTATTAGTTATTTAATGTATTGAAGGGAGACGGCGAATCTTGTGACAGGATTGTGTCCAAGGATTACACTCCGGAGTGAAGCTTCGTGCCGTGCTGCGCCAACCCACGCCAGATACTACGCCGCGTTTGAACGTCGTATGTTGTTTTCATCGAAAGAGCGAACAATCTTTCGAAGTCGTCAACAACACGGAGACAATCGCAATGACCAAGAAAATCAAGTCCGTCCAGGCACCGACCGGCCAGCAGTCCAACGAACCGCAGGCCTTCATATTCGAGGACGCGGTGAAGGCAGTGAACGAAGATGACGCCAAGGCGTTCGCGCTGACGGTTGCAGCCGCCTTCGACGAGCGTGTCCAGTTCGAGATCAGCCGCAAGGCGAACGGCTCGGCCGACATGCCCAAGGTGAAGAAGCTGAACGGCTATCGCTCGAAGCTGGCGCTGCCCTCGATGGCGCGTGTGCTGATGGTGCTGAAGACCACACCGGCGTTCATCAACTATCGCCAGGGCAAGGAGGCCGACAGCGACCGTTTCAACATTTACGCCATCGACAAGGTCGTCGACTTCGTCCGGGCGCTCGGTGGACAGGCAAAGCTTGCCAACGCCCACAATGTCGCGATCGCCAAGTCGATGCTGATCTTCGAGGAGGCAGGTGCTGCCTTCACCGGTGAAATGGCGATGTGCGCTGCGTCCGACAAGATCCGCAGCCAAGATCCAAACGCCAAGCTTTTGCGTAGGCACAACGTCGACAAGGCAACAGCCGGCACCCAGGCGTCGTCGACGCTGAACGCGATGATGGCGCTTGGCCTCGTCGTCAACAAAGGCACCAAGCGCGCTGCGACCTACGTCTTTGCCGGCAGCGACCAGGCCAATGCATTCAAGGAGCTTCTGAAGGCAGTCTGACCCTCGCCGGGCAGACATGTGACAGAGAGGGGAAGGGCGGAGCTCGTGTGGGGCTCCGCCCTTTCTGTTTGCGTTGGGTTTGACCATGGGGAACCAAGGCGCCTTTAGGCAAATATTGGGGAACCGGTGGGGTCCAAGGGACCGGCCGATGAGACAGTGCTCATCGGCCTTGGGGCACCACGGTCTTTTGCTCCTGGCCTCGCCTACCCTCCACCATGGCATCCCGAGGTGAACCATGGCGATCCGTGGCCTTGCCTTCCCCGACGGGCGCCTACGCTCGCCAGATGTGATGCCTTGTTTGGTCGTGCGACTGTTGATCGTCAACAACGCAGCAAGGAGCTCGCAAATGTCCAAGTTTTCTCTCGCCCGCCACGTTCGCGCCCACGCAGTCGCCAAGAAGCGCGGTGGCGATGTCGTCCTGCGCGATTACCTGGGCCAGACCGTGGCTGTCATAGTTCAGGGCGACGACGAGCCGGTGAGCTTTTGCTCCTACAAACTCGCCAACAACGGTCGTAGGCTCGCCTGCTTCGTCATGCACGTTCTCCGCGGTGCAGACCGCACCCAGCGGCGTAATGCCATTGCCGCGGCCCGCACTCTGCGCCTCGGTGAGACGCGGTCGTTCCTTCCCTGATCGAGGAGGCGCCCAGGTGGCGCCTTTTCTGCGGGTAGGGCGTAGCCATGGCAGGGAGCCGCGGGCCATGGTCTCTCCTCGACCAGGCCATGGCAGGTCCAGCCGGTGCCAGGCCCTACGCGCGCCACAGCACGCCAGCTAGGACGCCTTCGCGAAATCGCTAAATTGCTATTTAACGACAACGCGAAGAGCGAGGGAGCTCAGCAATGGACATTCACTTCAACACCGGTCGCCTCTACACCAAAGAAGGCCAGGTCATACGCGCCGTATGGGACAAGGAGAACGAGGTCATTCACTTCGCCGACATCTCGCGGGCCGTCAACGGGTCGATCGACGCGCCGGAGTGGGACATCAGCTTCACCACACCGGGCGGCCTGGCGCGCTACGTGATGGAGCGCTACGACCGGCACGCCTACAAGAACAGCGCGCCCTCCTGGGAGCTTCTGATGGTGAAGGGTCGCGATCCGAGCGCCACCATTCATCTGTTCACCCTCTAGCAGCCAGTGATTAGCGCAGTCACGCCAGATTGCGCTAATTCGCTAAATCGCTAAAATCAGAAGCGTCAACAACGAACGAGTGAGAGCTCAGATGCACACCATCATTCCTGCACCGAAGACCGTCTACCGCATCAAGGAAATGACGCCGGTCGAATCCGCGTTCATGGCCGAGACCGCAGAAACCTTCAAGAGCGTATGCGCCTTCATCGCCATGATGGTCTTCGTGTGCTCGATCATCGCCATCTGCATCATGATCAAGACCCACGGCTAGGAAAGGAAGCAACCCCAATCATCAGCCGGCGAGCCGCCTACTCGCCGGCGTTTTCGTATCGCAGCTGGTGCCACGGAGAACCACGGTCTATATTCCCAGAAACCGGGGCACTTGACGCCATGGCTTGCCAACGGCCGGCTGGTCCCTCGCCCCGCCTACGTTGCGATCCTCATCGTGCACGCTTCCATCGAGCACGTTTCAATCGCACGCGCTTCAATCGCACATGCATAAAGCGCGCTCGTTTAAAGCGCGCTCTATTCAATCGCATGCGTGCTATTCAGCGTAACTTTCGCTTTGACGCATATTCAGCATTTCGTATATGTCGATTTGCTGATAGTCGAAACGACGGTCAAGCAACTCGATACTGTCGCCTGTCGCGTTACGCGTCTTGAACGCGCGTCGCTTCTGTCTGTCTCTCAGTTCGCGTTCTGTCAGCGATACGCGTGCAGCGCTATAGCTCTTGCTCATGTCTCTAGCTCTCAGTTGAAACGTGACACAATCGCGCGACGTTGCTCTCTGACGCGCTTCGAGCGCATGCGTGCAGTGTGACGCTCTCTAAGCGCGCGCTGCAGTTCTCGATTAGCTGCGCGCGAATTGACGAGTGCAGCGACTAATCGCAGATACAGAATAAACATCGTTTTGCTTTCGTGTGATTTGTTGCGACGTGCTAGCGCGTCTCACGCGCTAGCAATCAATCTTGATTTACTGTCTACGCTGCAAAGCGCGCTTCGATCGCTTGCATAATCGCGTTATCGTTGACAGTGTATTTGTCTTTCGACGCTGCTTTCAACAAGTTGAGTGCAACAAGTGCGCGCATATTCATGCTCGCATGACGCTTTGCAGAAGAGAATTCGTCTTTGCGACGATAGTAGAGTGCAACGCGCTCTTTCGCGACTTTGATATTCTTGTCGAGCGCGATTTCAATGTCGCTTGCGCTAAACTGCTCATTGTTCTTTTTGAAGTTGACGAGCGTGCGCAGCACTTCTTCGACGTTGCTTTTCAGCTTGTCGACATTGCGCGTATTTGCTGCAAACTCGAGCATGTGAGCGCAATTCTCAAGCGCTTTCATGCAGAACGCGCTGTTAGCTTGAACGCTGTCTTGCGCAAAGTCTGTCTTGACTTCGCAGCTTGCGAGCATGTCAGCAACGCTCTTCTGCGATACGACAAGCGCGCACTTCGATATGAAGTTGAGCGAGTTAGCAGACTTCTTCGCTGCGAGTTCAGTGTCATAGCGTGCAGACAGAGACAGTGCGTATGCGTTGACTGCTACAGTGTGTGTCATGTTCGTTTCTCTCTTTGTGTTGTCTAGTGTCGTTGTTGACATGATCTTTAGACACTAGTTCGCAGCGTCATTCAATAGCTAAATCGCTAAATCGCGAATTATTTTTCATATGATTATTGCTATGTGATGATAAGCGCGCTTTGACTCGTAGAGCGTCACTGACGCGCATAGACGCTTGCGCGCTGTCATGTGTCACAGAAGCGCTACGATCGATCCCTCGCGCTCGTCTGTGTCAGTGTGAAAGCGTTGCGCGCGTCAGTGATCGAAGTCTTAGAGATTTTGCGTGTGGGCGAGCATGATGCCCACTGCTGCCCGGCAATAATCCCGCCTCGACTACCTGTCCTAGTGCCTCACCGGGACGGACAGCTCTCCCTGGGTAGTGATCCGTCAACCAGATCCCCGGCGCCCCGGTTCCCCTGCCCCGCAGCCCGGATTCCCCTCACCCAAGCTACCCATCCTCTTTTCGATCAATCAATATTGACTGACTGCGAGCGCTCGGATAATGTCCTGGCAATTCCAACGTCCAAGGATCCAACATTCCATGAAGATCAATTTTCCCCAGCGCGGCGATGTCCTTTACGCAGGCGGCACCGGTCAGCTGACACACTTCGTCACCGCGCCTTTGCAGGCGCGCTTCCTCATCGAGAGTGAGAAGGCCTTCGCGATCGGCCAGCCCTTCAAGCTGAGCGACGAGGCAGGCACCACTCTCACCTATCTGCTCGAGACCTTCACTGACATCTCCTTCGTCGACGGCGTGCGCAAGGCGTTCGGCACCGGCAAGTTGATCGGCGTCGATCACACCGAGCAGAATGTGATTCCGATGTCGGATCACGAAGCCAGGGTTTCGACGATGATCGACCAGGCTTTCGAAGCTGGACGTCAGGTCGCTCATCAGGAGCGCGACGAGGAGATCAAGGCGATCGCCGATGATCTGGTTCTGGTGCTGGACGAGCCGGCCAATGCCTTCGTGCGCTTTGCCGACGGGTCGAACTCGATGTTCCTCGATGTCTGCTCCATTCTCAACGTCGATGGCGAGCTGAGCCTGGAGACGACCGTGGGCAGCTTCATCGATGTGCATCCGTCCTGGCGCTCCTACGAGCTGCTGCCGATCGTCGATGAGGTCGACGAGGATGACGATGACGTCGAGCTGATCAATCCGCTCAGTGTCGCAAGCGAGGGGCCGTTCGAGATCACCAAGGGACCGGCTGAGGACTGTGGTTGCGAAGCCTGTGCTGCCGTCGCTGCTGAAGAGCACGCCAAGGCTGTCTGGGGCGGTATCTGGGCCGACAAGAGTGTCGATCTCAGCTCGATGGTGCCTGCCGGCACGACGCTGCTCTGGAAGCCCCGCTTTGGCCCGATCGGCAACCGCATCGACGACGAATAATCGCTAATTCGCCCTTTCGCTAAATCAGGAAATCCCTATGCCCAACAGCAATGATCATCTTCCCTTTGGCTTCCCGCTTGAAGGTATTCCGCTTGCCGGTGATTTCGCTCGTCAACCTATCGCCGCTGCTGACTATCAACCGACGCATTCGTCGGAGCTCGCGGCCGCGATGAAGGAATTCCACACTCCCCTCCCCGTGACCGGCTACACGCCCGTCGAAGACGACAAGGTTCAGCTCGTGAACTCGATCAAGATCGAAGAGGAACGCATCCTGCGCCGGCTCGACGAGCTGAAGGCAGGCGGCCAGAAATACGACCAGCGTTTCGTGGCACTCGCCATGACCTATGTGCAGGTTGGCATGATGCTCGCCTACCGCGGCGTGTTCCAGCCGCAGCGCATCCAGCTGCCCGAGGACGCCGCATGAGCGTCATCGTCTACCATCATGGGGTGATGGCCTCTGACAGTCGTGCCTATTCTGGTGACACGCATCCGATCGGCACGAAGCGCAAGATTCATCGCATCGAGGAGGGTCCGCACGCGGGCTCTCTGCTCGGCATCTGTTCGAACGTCGTCGGCACGCCAGACGAGTTCAAGGCCTGGATCGAGGGTGGCGCGCCTGGTGGAGTGGCCGTGCCGGCCGATCCTTCCTTCGAGGCCATCCTGATCAAGCCCGACGGCGACGCCTTCTTCTTCAACGACTCCTACACCGCGACCGGCCCGATCGTCGCGGACACGTTTACGCTCGGCTCGGGCAAGAAATATGCTCTCGGCGCCATCAAGGCCGGTGCAGGGGTCGTTGATGCCGTCAAGATCGCCATCGAGTGCGACGTGTGGTGCGGCGGACCGGTTGTCTGCACCGCGCTCGACGAGCCCGAATTTCACACAATCGCCTAATCAACAGTTGAGGTATCCATGTTCGCTTTGAAATACCAGATCCGACTCTTCCTCCGGGATCTGATCCGCTTTGCACTACTCCTGATCTTCATCGTCGGCGCGGTCATTATCGGCGTTGCGCTGTTTGCTGTCGGGCTGCCCTTGCTCTGGCTGATGCTTCTGGCTCTAGCGCTGTCGGTGGCCGGCTTCTATGTCGATCCCTCGTAGTAGCGCTTTCGCTAAATCGTGAAATAAAGAAAGGGCGGTCGAACCGCCCTTTTCTGTGTCAGCCGCGGCGCAAGGTCGTCCAGGCGTCGAAGCACTGCTCGAGCAGCTCCTTCATTGACAGTCCGGCTGCGGTCGCGGTCATCTTGAACCTGGTGTGAAAGTCCGGATCGACCTTGAAGTTGAGGTCGCGCAGCACCGCGTCCTTCTTCTTCATGTTGTCGGCCGGCGCGATCGGTGGCTCTTCGGTGAGGCTGCCGAGGTATTTCATGGCGCCGGACTGCTGTCTTGGCTTGATATTGGCCTTGGTCGCTGGGGCTGGGCTCTTCATGCTGCGGCTACCTGTAGGGAGTTGAGTTTGTCGACGATCTCGACCGCGAGCCGGTCGGCGCGCTCATTCAGCGAGGGGTAAAGCGTTTCGGCGATCGAGAAGCCGCGGTTCTGGGCCATCTGGTAGCCGGTCTTCGAGACGATGTCGGTTTCGGCGACCTCAAAGCCCTGCTCCTTGATGAACTGAGTGGCTTCGCGGGAGGCCAGATCGCTCTCGGTCGTCTTGTTGAGGACGAACAGCATCTTCTTGCGCGACACGCCCTTATTCGAAAGCTCGTGCGCAAAGGCAAGCTGTGGCTTGAGGTCATCGCGGGTCGCGCCGGTCGGTATGATCACGACGTCGGCAAGCTGGGCTGCATCGAGCGAGGTCTGCTGACTGTCCGGGGCGCCGTCGACGACCAGGAGGTCGTGACGTTCAGCCTTGAGCTTCTTGACCGAGTTCATCGGCTGGGCTTCGATCGCCGGCTCGATGTTGGCGACCATCCGTATTGCCACCCAATCGGTCGAGGTGAGCTGATTGACGTTGAAGTCGCAGATCTTCACCGACCAGCCGGCAGAAGCGAAGGTGCGCGCCAGGAGACGGGCTATCGTCGATTTGCCGACGCCGCCTTTCTGGGACAGACATGCGATGATGGTGCTCATTTCGCGAAATCCCTATCTCGTTAAATCGCTAAATCTTTAGCGCCTATTGGTTAACGAATTTTTAAGGGATTGGGAAGGGAGGGGTGACGCGGCCCATTTGCGTCAACAACGAACACGGCTGCTCCGGAATCTTGGGAGATCGGAGCTGGCAGAGAGTTCTAGGGCCGCGCCGAGGAGTTACATAGTTCGGCAGTCGGTGCGCTTCAAGATCAAAACACCGGCCCAATCACTTTGATCAGCTTGTCCATCAGATCGAGGCGAGCCTCTTCCTTCGACAGACCGCGTGCCAGGCCGTCGTTCTGGATCTGATGGTCGGCGTAGGCGGGGTTATAGGTGTCGAACTCGTATGCCGACGGGCCGGCGAGGGGATTGACAATCTCGAGGACGAGAGCGCCCTGCTCCTTCCAGTAGCGGCCTTGCTCGCGCCGGACAGAGCCGAAGGTCGAGCGGGAGCCCTTCGGACGGGCGTTGTGGCTCATGATCGGGATGATGTCGCCACCGAACTTCTCTTCGAAAGCATTGCCGATCTCGCCGAGGATCTCGCGCACGATCCATTCACGGCCGTTGATCGTGACCTTTTCGAGTTTGCCTTCCTGGGTGAAGACCTGATCGTGGGTGAGACCGAAGTAATCGATGGCGATCATGCGCAGCGGCCGGCCATCGTCGGCAACCTCGTGGCCGTAGACTTCGTTGATGATCAGGGAAGCCTCAGTCTTGCCCGAGGTCGGGTTGCCACAAAGGGCGATGATTTGCGGGTAGGGGGTGGGATTCATGAATTTGCTCCTGTGCAGTCAATCAGTATTTACTTACTGCACAGGAGCGTTTTAGGGAAGTAGCATTTTAGCGTTTTCGCTAATTCTCCAGATCGAGAAGGCCGCGATTCTTGGCGCGTTCAACGAGCCGGGTCAGGCGCTGATTGTCGGCCTGCAGCTTCTCGATTGCCTCGAGATAGAAGACCTCGCTCATCGCCGAGAGGCCGCAGGAATTGAAGAAGTGAACCGGATCGACGAGACGTTCCTGAGATTTGTGGGTCATGCTGCTTTCCTCTGCGCTGCGAAGATCTGCCAGGGAAAGTCCTCGTTCGCCGGCAAGATGTTCTCCCGGAAGCCGGGCGTGGATTTAACGATGTTCTTGCGCTCGGCCGTGTGCTCGGACAGCGCAATGTTGTTGGCACATGAATAGTCGGCAATGAAGGCGTAGTTCGGCATATTTTTCTTGGCGCGCAGACCGCGGCCGATCCGCTGACGCAACGCCACTTCCGCCTTGCCACCACCGGCAAGCTGCACCAGGCCGATACCCGGCACATCGACGCCGACGTCGACGATCGTCGAGCCGATGATCGCGTCGATTTCGCCACGCTCGAGCGCAGACAGGGCGGCCTGGCGTTCCTTCTGATCGTTCTCACCGCGCAGGAAGACCGTGCGCAGCCCGACATGGGTGAACTTCTTGAACAGGATCTCGCCGTGGTCCATGCGCTGGATCAGCGTCAGCACCGGCAGCCCGTAGCGCTTTGCCATCAGAGCGTCACGCACGATGTCCTTGTGCATGAAGGTGTTCTCGATATAGCCGAATTGGTAGGCGCGCGCCCAGGGCGACGAGCGAAACAGCAGCTTGTGCGGCTCCGACGTCACATATTTGAAGATCGGCTTGGCAAGCACACCGGACTCGATCAGCTGCTCCTCGGTGATGCGGATCAGCACCGAACCGAAGGCGGCCATCAGGCGCATGTTGTCTTCAGCGCTGGAGCGCATGAACGGCGTTGCGGTGAGGGCAACACGGATCGTGGCGTTCTTGCAGTGCTTGAGGATCTCGTAATAGCTGTTGCCGCCTGCCTCATGGGCTTCCTCGCCGATGACCACATCGATCAGCTCGAGGAACTTCAAATAGCGATTTCGCTTTTTCGTCTTTTCGTCAAAGCGGGCCTGGGCAAGCTCGCGCACCTGCTCCTTCGGCATGTTCGAATCCTTCTTCTTCGAACGATGCTGCGACTTGGTGACGGCGATGATCTCCTTCTGCAGGTTCGGCTCCTCGAGCGCTTCGACGAGCGTCTGCACCATGGCGAGGTTGACGCCCTTGACCATCTTCTCCTTGCCGTCGCCGATGACGCCGGTGTTGAGATCGAGCGCGTCGAGCTGCTCCTTCATTTGGTAGAGCAGCACCTTGCGCGTCGTCAGGAAGAGGGTAGGGCGCCGGTAGCGCAGCATGATCATCTTGGCGATCTTCGACTTGCCACCGCCCGTTGCGACCTGGATGATACCGCGGCCGAACTTCTCGACGCGGCGCAAGCTCTCCGGCTGGTGATCGTAGCGTGGATCCTCGTTGCCGAAATCATCGACGATCGGGTTTTCGGGGCCGAGCGGCTCAGCGGCCTTCTTCCGGAAGATCTGCACCTTGTAGCCAAGCCGCATCAGCTCCTTGTGAACCATGAAGGCAAAGCCGGCCGGGAAGGAGTTGGTCTTGTATTCGTAGAAGGACGACTTGCCGTCCCAGGTGCCCTGGTTGAACGCAAAAGTCTGCTCGGCGCCGTCGACCATATAGGAGAGCAGGTCCGAAACGGTGTTGGTGACCGTCTCGGGCGGGTTGTCGAGCAGCTGGGCGGTGACGGCGTTGTAGGCCAGTTTAATCAAAGTCATGAAATTTCTCGTTTGCCTGTTGCCTTGTTTGGCGGATATGATAAATCAATATTTACTGACTGCCACCCACTATTGCACAAGGCGCCGATGACATATCCGAAGATGATCGAGCTCGATCCGAGCTCTCTGCGACCCAACCCCTGGAACACGAACATCGTGACGCCCGAGAATGAGGCGAAGCTGGAGGAGTCCATCCGGCGCCTGGGCTTCTTTCGCCCGGCCGTCGTTCGCGAAATCGCTATTTCGGGATTTAGCGATCCGTTCGCATACGAAATCCTGGGCGGCGAGCACCGCGCCCAGATCGCGGCGAAGATGGGTCTCGAAAAGATTCCGGTCGTCAACCTCGGCCCGATCGACGATCTGAAGGCCAAGGAGATCGGCATCGCCGACAACTCGCGATACGGCATGGACGATCAGATCGCCTTTGCCGACCTCATCAAGGGAATGGGCAACGCAGAGCAACTGAAGGACTTCCTTCCCTACACCGAGCATGATTTCACCGATCTGTTCACAACATCTGAAATAGATCTGGATTCACTGGGTCTTGAAGAAAACTTCGAAAAGGAAGCGGAAAAAGACAGTGGTGAGGAGCCGGTCCAGCCAAAGGCCCCGAAGACCCACACGATCATCCGCTACAAGGTTTCCAACCGCGACGCCGAAGACATCACCGCGCTGATCGAGCGCACGATGAAGGACAACGGCTTCACCTCCTCCGACGAGCTGACCAACGCCGGCGACGCCCTGGTTCACCTGCTGCTTGCCGGCAAGAACCAGGCGGCCGCCCAGAGCGAGCTCGATGAGCTCGATGACCTGCTTGACGAGGACGCAGCATGACCTTCGTCCGGCCGAAATTCGACGACTGCAAGTCCTGCGTCTTCTTCCTGAAAAACCGAGTGAACCCGATCTGCGGCGAGTGCGACAGCGGCGAGTTCTACGAGGAGAAGATCCGCTCGCGTGAAAAGACGCGCCACGAACTCATGGAACTCTACGGGGAATATCACGATGACGAATAAGGCCGTCACGCTGGTCGCTGTTGCCGACCTGGTGCCATACGAAAACAACGCCAAGAAGCACTCCGACGACCAGGTCGAGAAGCTGATGGCGCTCATCAGCCGCTACGGCTGGACCTCGCCGATCGTCGTTGACAAGGATCTGGTGATCATCGCCGGCCACGGCCGACGGCTGGCTGCCCTGAAGCTTGGCCTCGAGAAGGCGCCGGTGATCATCCGCGACGACCTGACCAAGGAAGAGGCGGCCGCGCTGCGCCTGGCTGACAACCGCGTCGCATCCACCGAATACGATCTCGGCCTCGAGCAGGCTGAACTGGCGATGCTGTCGGACTTCGAGGGTATCGATCTGACGATGCTCGGCTATTCCGAGCACGAGCTGGACTTCGCGACCGCTGACCTGATCGACATGGACGACACGATCTTCGTCGACGATATCGGCGCTGCGGTCGAAAAGCAGAAGACCGAGAACGAGCAGAAGACCAAAGAGGTCGACGATGTCGCGGCACCGGTTGCCGATGCGCTGGGCTTCAAGCGCGTCACGATCGCCGAGAGCCGCAAGATCCGCGATCTCATGTCGCGCGTCGAGCAGCGCTCCGGCCGCAAGGGCGTCGATGCGTTGATCTACGTCCTGGAAGCAACGGATCAAGCTGCATGAGCGAGGTCATCGATCTGAAGACCCGCAAGCCCTTTGCGCTCGCCCGCTCCGAAGAGCGCAAGCAGAAGCGCGCGGCGACACGCAAAGCCAAGAGACAGGCGGCCGACGCGGTGATGGAACACCGCGACGCCATGGTCGAGATCCTCGAGGGTCTTTTGAAGATGACGCGGGAAGGGCACCTCGAAGGCCTGGTGCTGCTCTCCCGCGACACCAAGCACAAGATCTTCCTGACCGAGATCCTGCTCGATGATCGTCTCATCCCGCCAAACGACCTGCATGCCTTCGTTGGCGTCATGGAGACGTTGAAGCTCGAGCTTGCCGACCAGGCGGCCGCAACCGCGCCGGCGCTGATGATCGGTGGCGAGCGTCTCGACCCGACAGCCGTCCCTGAAGAAGAGTGGGAATACGAATGACCGTCTACACCATCAATTGCGGCTTCACCTCGTCTGTCGAGCGCAGCCCGCGCGTGCTGGAGATCGCCGAGTCTTTCGGCCTGGGACTGGCCGAGAAGCGGTTTGAGATCTACCGCGACCTCAAGCTCGATATCCGCGACGATGACGTGATCTACATCAACGGTCAGTCCGGCTCCGGCAAGTCGCTGCTGCTGCGCGATCTTACCCGTCAGATGCGCGAGCAGGGGAGGGTGGTCGCTGATCTGAACGAGGTCGTGCTCGATGACCGTCCGGTGATCGACCAGCTCGGCAAGACCAGCAACGACGCCCTCTATCTTTTGGCCTGCGCCGGGATCTCCGACGCCTGGATCTATATCCGCAAGCCCTCGGAGCTTTCCGACGGCCAGCGCTATCGCCTGAAGCTGGCAAAGGTCATGGAGACCGACGCCGATGTCTGGGTCGCCGACGAGTTCGGCGCCGTGCTCGACCGCGTCACAGCCAAGGCCATCGCCATGAGCGTCCAGAAGGTCGCTCGTCAACGAGGCAAGAGCCTTATCGTCGCAACCACCCACACCGACCTCGAAGCGGAGCTGGCGCCCAACCTCGCCGTCTACAAGCGCTTCAAGGAAAAGGTCGATATCACAACAGGAGAAGCAGCATGAACTTGGGCGAAGCACTCGAGGCAGTCAAAAACGGTAAGCGGGCGGCCCGCGCCGGCTGGAATGGCAAGAAGATGTTCGTCTTCCTGATGCCGGGCTCAGCACCGCGGTCGACCGAGGTCAGCGTTCGCAACGGTGTCGATCTGATCAACAGCGTCCGCGTCGATCTCTTCACCGACGGCGACGAAGGCACGACGATCCGGATGCCGTCTTTCTGCCTGCGCGCTGCCGACGGCTCGACGGTTGTCGGCTGGGTTGCCTCGCAGGCCGACATGGGCGCCGAAGACTGGGAGCTCGTCTGATGGGCTATCGCACCACCAGGGATATCGTCATCCCGGCCGGCACCGAAGTCGGTATCGGTCCCGTGGCCTCGCGATACCTCACCGAACACGGTGAGGTGATCATCGGCTTCGACAAGGACACGACCGGCAGCCTGCGCTTCGACATGGAAGAGGCGGTGCAGCTTGGCCTGGTTGAGGCAGTGGACGCGTGACGAAATCGCTAATTCTTGCTTTCGCTATTTCGCTGCTGGTGAGCGCCTGCACTGCGGGAGCACCCGCATACGCAAAACCCGACGGAGCGCGCTGTGAGCGAACCTGAGCTGATTGTGCAGCGTTTTGAGAACCCTCGAGCACGCTTCACGCTGGCCGACGACATGTTTGTCGAACGCGGCACGGCTGCCGACTGGGAGCTGCTGCACGATCTCCACTACAAGGCTGAAAAACTGCCCTTCGCGCCGAAGTTCTGGCGCCTGGTGATTGGCACCGACACGATCGGCGTCCTCGTCACCGGCGCGCCCAAGGGCATGCTGCGCGAGCGGCACCTGGTCTTTCCGAAACTCAAGCCGACCGGGCAGGAGACGAAGATGACCAACACCAATCGCTTCGTCTACCTCAACAAGAACTTCCGGGTGATCTCGCGGTTCGTCGTCGACACGATGTATCGCGGTATCGGCGCCGGCTACCGGATGATGAACCTGGTCAGCCGCATGGAAGCTGCGGATCTGGCAAAGCCGCTGAAGGTGATCGAGATCCAGTCGTCGATGTCGAAGTTCAACGTCTTCGGCCAGAAGGCGGGCTTTCAGTTCGCGCCACCCCAGAACGCCAACAAATACGACATCGGCATGAAGTTCTTCCGATCGCACTTCCAGGCGACGCCCCAGGACTTCGAAGCGGTCATTCAGGAGATCGAGGCCTCGGCCGATCCGGAGAAGCTCGCGCAAGCCTGTCGGGACTTCTACCTGCGCAACTCGGCGATGGAAAACACCGGGGCTGCCCGTGACAAGGCCCAGGCGAAGGTTGCCGCGATGAGCGTGCGCGACCTGGTCAAGGGTATTCAGCAGGTCAGCCTGGCGTCGCCGATGTATGGCGTCTGGAAAGCGGTCGACAAGCCGGGCTCCGTTCCCGATCGGTTACCGCTTCTGGCCTTCGACTGCCAGGGCACGTCCGAACCTTTGAAGTGGAAGCCGTAATGGCGATGATCCGCAGAGGGGAGAAACATCGCGAGATCGCCGGTATCATTCTAAAGGCGGCCGACACGGGCCGGTTTCTGACCGTGACCGAGATCCACGAGAGTCTCTCCTACGGCTGCGCATACGGTTCGCTCCGGAAGATCATCAAGCTTTTCGAGGAAAGAGACTGGGTGACGAAAGAGCGAGCCGGCATGTCCGTTCTGATTAAACCAAACATGCTTCTCTACCGGTGGTTCCGGTAAGCTTTCCGGTCCGTCTCCCTTCTATGTATTTAATATCTAATAGTTAGTTACAGATATAAGATACTATGAAGGGAGTTGGACCGGAACGAGTGCGCGTGTTACGATAAATAAATATTGATTGACTGGTTCCGGTGATGACTGAAGAAACGACTACTCCGGCGAGCGAAGACGCTGCCGATCCGAAAGCCAAGCGCCTCTCTGACGCGGACTATGCCGCGGCCAAGGAGCTGTATGAGCTCGGCAAGATGCGTCTGTCGGAGCTCGGCGAGAAATACGACGTCTCGCGGCAGGCGCTGTGGCGTCGTTTCAAGCAGGATGGCGTAGAATACGGCACCAGGGCGTCAGAGGTGAGCGCCGCGGCAGCGGCTGGTGTCAAGGCAGCGACGACGCAGGCAGCAGCTCAGCAGGTCTCCCAGCAACAGGAGCGCTACAACGACAAGCGCGCCGAGTGGATCGAGGAAACCAGGACTGCCGGCTACCGGGCGCTCAAGCAAGCCGACATGCTGGCAAAGAAGATCGTCACCGACGCCATCAAGGCGGCCGGGGCAGGGTCCATTCCCTCCGGCACGATCGCTGCGACCGACGAAGACCTCAAAGCCGTCCAGCGCTACCAGAAGATCCTGGTCGAAAACACCCTGACCAGGCTCGAGGTTCTGCGCGCCAATGAGCTGATCGACGAGGATGATCTGCCGGAGATCCATTTCGAGGATCTGACCGACGACGACATTCTCTCGCACCACAAGGAGAACGGCCTGATCGACGAGGGTGAAGACCCGGATGCGATCCTGGCCGAAATCAACGCGGTGGAGATTACCGCGTGAGTGCTCCGCTTGTTTTGAAGGCGCACCGCGGTCAGAAGATCGTTCTGAAGGACAAGCGCCGCTTCAAGGTCATCGTCGCCGGCCGACGCTGGGGCAAGACGCAGATCTCCAAGATCGCGCTGATCAAGGCGGCCGTCAGCCGTAAGAACCAGCTGTGCTGGTATGTGGCGCCGACCTATCAGATGGCCCGGCAGATCCTTTGGGACGACCTGAAGCGCTCGATCCCGAAAGCGCTGATCGTCTATAACGGCATCAACGAGACCCGGATGACCGTGCGGCTGATCAACGGCTCGCGCATCGAGCTGAAGGGCGCCGATAACCCCGACACGCTGCGCGGCGTCGGGATCAACTTCCTGGTGCTCGACGAAGCCCAGGATATGAAGGAAGAGACCTGGAAGACGGTTCTGCGTCCGACGCTCGCCTCGACGGGCGGCCAGGTTATCTTCATCGGCACGCCGAAGGCCTTCAACTGGCTCTACGACATGTATGTGCTCGGTCAGCGCGGCGATACCTACCGCGACGACAAGGGCAAGATCGTCGTCAATTCGTGGAAGAGCTGGCAGTTCCCGACGATCATGTCGCCGTTCATTCCGCGCGCCGAAATCGAGACGGCCCGGCGCGAAATGGATCCGAAGAGCTTCCGTCAGGAATTCGAGGCGTCCTTCGAGTCGATGTCGGGTCGCGTCTACTATCCGTTCGACCGGCGCACCCATGTCGGCGACTACCCGTTCAACCCGCGGCTGCCGATCATCATCGGCCAGGACTTCAACATCGATCCGATGAGCTCGGTCATCATGCAGGAGCAGCCGAACGGCGAGATCTGGGTGGTCGACGAAGCGATCCTGCTTGGCTCCAATACCCAGGAGACGGCCGACGAGCTCGGGCGCCGCTATCACCGGCACATCAACAACATCACGATCTATCCTGACCCGGCCGGCAACAACCGCACGCACGCACGCGGCGAATCCTCGCTCGAGATCCTGCGCGATGCTGGCTTCAAGCGGATCAAATTCCATCGCAAGCATCCGCCTGTCGATGATCGCGTCAACGCCGTCAACCGGCTGCTGATGGATGCCGAGGGCACGATCCGGATGAAGTTCGACCGCAAGTGCAAGCACACGATCGAAGCCATGGAGCAGACGATCTACAAGGCCGGCACCCGCGATGTCGACAAGAAGGCCGGCGTCGAGCACCCCGCTGACGCGCTTGGCTACTTCGCCGAGTTCGAATATCCCGTCCGCAAGATCCAGATCCTCGGCGTCTCTCTGTGACGTTGACGGTCAGTCAATATTGATTTACCATTGGCGCTTAATTCGAAGGACGGCCATGAACACGGATCTGCTCAGAAGCTTTTATGATCGGCGACACCCGGATTACGCCCGGTCGATCGGTCATTGGCGTTTCCTCGAGAAGACCTACGAGGGCGGCCGCACCTGGTTCGAAGAAAACATCTTCCGCTATCACAAGGAAGGTGAGGACGAATACAAGAAGCGCCTCGAGCGCGCCTACCGCTTCAACCATACCCGCGAAGTCGTCGAGCTCGTCACCAAATACCTGTTCAAGGGCCAGATCACCCGCGACACCGATAACGCCTCCCAGACCATCAAGGACTTCTGGAAGAGCTCGACCTTGCAGAACATGCGCATCGACCAGCTGATGCGCTCGGCCGGCACCTCGAGCTCGGTTAAGGGTCGCGTGGCGCTGGTTGTCGACACCAATGCGCGCGAAGGCGCGATCTCGGTGGCTGAAGCCAAGAAGGCCAAGCGCAAGATCTACGCCTATACGGTCGATGCGACCGACCTGCTCGACTATGCCTATGACGAGCTCGGCGACGGTGGTCTGCTCTGGGTCAAGGTGCGCGAATATTTCCGCGACGACGCCGATCCGTTGAACGGCACCGGCGAGGTCGTCACCCGCGTGCGTCTCTGGACGCGCGAAGAGTGGGTGCTCTACGAAGAGCAGGAAGAAACCTCGCAGGACACCCGTGGCCGCAAGAAGGTCGCCAAGAAGATCGTCGAGATCGACCGCGGTTTGCACGATCTGAAGAAGGTGCCGATCATCTTCCTCGATCACATCATTACCGACAATCCGTATCGCACGCCTGGTCTGATCGACGATATCGCCTATCTCGACCGCGCGATCGCCAACTATCTGTCGAACCTGGATGCGATCATTCAGGATCAGACCTTCTCGCAGCTCGCCATGCCGGCGCAGAACCTTATGCCGGGCGAAGACGGCTATAACCAGCTGATCGAGGCTGGCACCAAGCGCGTCTTCACCTATGACGGTGGTCTCGGCTCCGGCAAGCCTGAATATCTTTCGCCCGATCCGAAGCAGGCGGGCGTGATCCTGACGGTGATCAACAAGATCATCAACGAGATCTACAACACCGTCGGCCTGGCCGGCGAACGCACCAAGGAAGACAATGCCGTCGGCATCGACAATTCCTCGGGTGTCGCCAAGGCCTACGATTTCGAACGCGTCAACTCGCTGCTGACCTCGAAGGGTCAGTCCTGCGAGAAGGTCGAAAACGAGCTGGTCGAGCTGGTGTGCCTCTGGGCTGGTGAAACGGTTCCGACCGACAAGCTGGTCAAGTATCCCGAAACCTATGACGTCATGCGTCTGATGGATGACCTTGCGGTCGCCGAGCAGCTCGCAACGATCATGGCGCCGGCCGAAGTTCGCCGCGAGCAGCTGCGTGTCGTCGTCAACAAGCTCTTCCCGCGTCTGAAGGCGGATATCCGCGCGAAGATGGAGAAGGACATCAACAAATGGCTGGAAGGTGTGGATCTTCTGGCTGTTCCCTCAACCTTCGGCACGAAAGCGCCGGCCGGTCCCTCCAGACAGGGGCAGGTCACGAAGACGTCGCCGAACAAACAAGGCGCCACAGCCGCAAAGTAACGGTCGAGATACTGACCAATCAGACTACCGATAGGCCAAGTGACCGGCCACCCTTGTGAATAACGAACGCCCGAGAGACTGGGCAAGGATGAAAATGATGACTGAAGCTCTGAAGACGTATTCCCGCGCCTCCTCGTTTGGCGCATTCGCAGCCGCTCCGATGTATCCGGGCGCTCCGCGTATCGCATTTGCCCCTGCCGACGAAGGCACTGGTGGCAACGGTGGCACCGACGATGACGCCGCTGCAAAGGCTGCCGCTGAAAAAGCCGAAGCCGACAAGATCGCTGCCGAAAAGGCTGAAGCCGACCGACTCGCTGCTGAAAAGGCCGGCGACGACAAGGACAAAGACAAAACCAAGGATAATGGTCTGCTCGCCGAAGTGATGGCGAAGAAGAACAAGATCAAGGAACTCGAAGCCACGATCGCCCGCTTCGATGGTATTGATCCCGTCGCCGTGCGCGCTCTCCTCGATGAAAAGCGCCAGGCCGAACTTTCCGCCGAGGAAGCCAAGGGCAACTTCGAACGCGTCAAGGAAATGATGGCCGAGGAGCATACCAAGGACAAGAAGAGCCTGCAGGACACGATTGCCGATCTGCAGAAGAAGCTCGAAGGCGCCAATGGCACCATCAACGACCTGACCGTCGGTCGCTCGTTCTCCGAAAGCAAGTTCATCGGTGAAGACCTGGTGCTGCCGCGTGCCAAGGCACGTGCGATCTATTCCGGCCATTTCGACGTCGTCGATGGTCAGATCGTTGGCTTCGACAAGCCGGTTGGCGCCAAGGAACGCACGCAGCTGATCGACGCAGCCGGCAAGCCGGTCGCCTTCGATGAAGCCATCAAGCGCATTATCGACGCCGATCCGGAGAAGGAATCGCTCTACCGCGACAAGGCCAAGGTCGGCGCCGGCTCCTCTTCGCAGAAGGTTGCTGACCCGAAAGTCGAGAACAAGGACAAGGCTCTGTTCGGTGCGGCGCGTATTCTGGCCGGTCTGAACGCAGACAAATAAACCGGTATAGCGCGAGTCGCGATAGTAAATCAATACTGATTTACATTTTTTTCTTGCTCCATGCGTGGACGTCGGGTTAGACTATGGTCAATCAATTTTGACTTAGTTTCCGACGGCCAC